TAAGTATGACAAAACTATGTGCTAGAGGCAAAGCTGCTGCCAAAAGAAAATTTAAGGTATACCCAAGTGCTTATGCAAATGCATATGCATCAAAAATCTGTGCAGGTAAAATTAAAGATCCAAGTGGAGTAAAACGAAAAGATTTTAAAGGACCTAAACCCGCTAAAAAAGGAATTTTTGCTGAAACAAATTATGAATTTAATGTTGGGGGTCATGCTGTTATGGGTTCGCCAGTAAGCGTTGATGTTGATGGTGACACAATAACAAACCCCTCTGCGTCTAACTATTATAAAGATTTAATGTAATGGGATTAAAAAAGTGGTTCTCACAAAATTGGGTTGATATTGGTTCAAAAAAAGCAGACGGAACATTTGCCAAATGTGGTCGTAGTAAATTAAAAGCTGATAAAAAAAGAAAATATCCAAAATGTGTTCCTTTAGCAAAAGCACGAAGAATGTCTGAATCACAAAGGAGAAGTGCAGTAAGGAGAAAAAGGGCAAAAGCTCAAGGTGTAGGCGGTAAACCTACAAATGTAAAAACTTTTGCAGATAATGGTAAATTTATAGTTAAACCAAGAAAAAAATTCTCTTTAAAACCTAAATTTGATTTTAGTGAAGTAAATTTAGGAGATGTAAAGCAAAGTTTTAAACGACCTGCTGTTGAATTAAAAACAAAAAATAAAAAATTACCTGATGTTTCTGTTGAACTGTTTAAAGAATATACAGATGTTAAAACACCTTTTTATGAAGACAAAAAACAATCTAAAGGAGTTGTTGGTAAAATTGGAGGAAAATATGGTAGAGTACGAGGGCAGATTGCTAAAGATAATAAGACAGGAAAAATTTCAAGGCAACTAAGTATTGAGGGTAGTTTTGATTTTGCAAAGGGAGGGTTTGCAAAGAACTATTATAAGGATATACTTTAGTCATGGAAAAAAATAAAAAA